TAGGGTCACCAACAATCTTAGAAATTAAATTACGGTTTCTAACAGACTGGTCTGTTGCTGCCACACTTGCTTCAGCACCTGTTGTGTTCTCACGAAAACTTGTTACAACCATTTCAAAGTATTCAGGATACTTTTCATAAAATGTAGCATCTGCTTGTTCGAAACCAAGTTTGTCTTGAAGTTTTCTGTACTCAGTAAAATAGAATTCAAACTCTTGACCGTACCCTGGTACAACACCAAATGTCATATTGATACCAAAGCGTAAAGCAAATAGCCAAGAATTTCTGCCAACTAATTCTTCAGGTGTAGGTTCTGTTGTTCTTAAACCTAATCTGTACTTTTGATTCTCAATTGCTGTAATCTTTTGCAATGATGAAAGGAATGATTTATCGTCAACTTGTCTTGCAAGTGATACTGCACGCTTACCACCTGATGGCAAAGCCAAATCCCAAGAACCAAATTCTTTTGAAGGACCATTAGGTAAAATGTATTTATCAACAAGAACTCTTTTAATTGGTAAATCAATACCTGTTGTTCTTTGAACTTTAGCATCTAAGTAAGGCACTGCTCTTACAATGTTAGATATAGGTATTTGAATGATTGGACCGAACCCTGAAGAGTACCAAGGTTCACCTGAGAAAGGAATGTTCAATCTTGTTATAGGAAACTTGAATGAAGTTATTTCAGAAAAACCAGCATACTTTCTCCAAGATTCTGGTATCTGAAAAGTTATTAATGGTTCCCCAGTTTCTGGGTCATTATCAATAAGTTCTTTATTGTATGGGTCTTGCCATAACTGTGTTGGTCTAATAAAAGGTGTTGGGTTTTCTAATGCTAACTTACCCCATACACGAAAAGTATTTGTTGCTGCTTGAATAAATGGTGACATAAATGCAACTGTTGCAGCAAAGTTAGAATATCTTTTAACTGTGTAAAGTACACGGTTAGTTTCTTTTAATGCTTCACGGTGTGCTGCTTTTTCAACTGCTGCTATTTCTGTATTACTTGGTGCAACACCTGTACGTTTTTGTTTAGCAATCAATGATTCGCCACCACGTTGAATAGCGCTTTGGTATACGTTGTCATAGAACGGATGACGCACAAGAGCATCTTCAGGCATTGAACCTAAGTATTTAAATGATGTATTAATGAAATCATTGTACACATCTTTAACATTTCTGTCTAAAGGTTTACCTACTATTTCACCATAAACAGGGGAAAGTTGGTCACCAAGTTGACCCATACGTGATTCAAGTTCATACGCTGAAGGCATCTTTTCGTATGGTTTACTTGCAATATCAAACCTTACACTAACATCTGGGAAGTAACTTTGTACTTCATTCCATCTATCAGAAATATAGTTGTCAACATTGTATGGTGATTTTTTATTTTCTAATGTTGGGTATTCAACTTTAGTGTTACGGAATTCTTTTTGAGCAAGTCTATCGTTAGATGTAAACCACATTTTAATTTTATTAAGTTCACTTCTTACGTATCTAGGTCCACGATTAGTATCGATAAGTAACATTCTTCGTGTAACTTCTGCTTCACGTAACTGTCTAGCAGCAACATACATTGAAGCCCAATAGTTAGGGTCAGTTGGTTCTACCATACTCCAACCATAAGATTTATATTGTGACCCTTGCATTAAAGGGTTACGTATTTCTTTGGTTTGGCGTTGCAATGAGGAAGATAGTTTCATTCCTATTGAACCGATAGCACCAGACTTAGAGCCTCTGAATTGTAGATTATCTACAACAATATTCTCTTGACCTTGACGTATCTTATTATACTTGCCACCACGTCCTTTGGTTGCAGTATCAATTCTTATTAGCATTTCTGCGTACAAGTTTTCTTGTTGATTTAAACTTGCAGACACATCATCAAGGTCTTCTTTGATTCTTTCTATTTTAGCCTGAGTAGTTTTCTTATCAGATGCTTTAATAGTTTTGCTACGAAGTTTGTTTTGTTCTTTTAATAAGTTATTAGATAAACTTTTGTATCTGTTTCTAATGATTTCAAGTTCATTCTTTTGCCATTTAACAATAGAATTCCAAGAACTTAACGTTGCTTTAGGGGCATTAACACCCATCTCTTGAGCAATATTATACTTCTCAATACGGTTACTTACTATGCTGTGGTATAGGTTATTGGTTAGATTCTTTGAACCTTTGGCTAAAGCCATTCCAACTTCCATAATGTTTTTGTTGTATAACGCTGAGCGTAGTGTACCTTCAATAACGTTACGTTGTGGGTAACCAAGACGTAACAATACTGCTGGTCTCCACACTGCATCGAAAGCAAAGTATGCTCTTTGCATAGCATCTTTAACACTATATGTGGCGTTATGTAGGAAACTTAAATCTTCTTTAGCAAATGTTTCGTAAAGTTTAATGTTTAACATTGGCATTGCGTCACCGATTTGTGAACTTAGTACAGGGTCTGTAATAATCCATTCACCATCATTGTAAGCAAAACCACGTTCACGGTAATGATTTAGAACGTTTGCTCTTCTTTGGTCTATCTTCCATTTGATAACATCGCTCATAGTTTTAGGGGAAGGCACGCCTTCTTTTTTAGCCCAGTTAACTTCTGATGGTGTTAGTTTTCTATTAAGACCATACTTTTTATTGATTGCTTTAACCATAGAGTTTTCTATTTGTATGGCAACAGCAATTCTATCTGCTTCTGTTTGAGCAGACATATATTTATTAATCAGTGCTCTCTTTTGAAAAGCACCTTTATTGTTCTTAAGTGGTCCAACTTGGTCCATAAATGCTATTAGTTCTTCGGCTGAACCTGAAGAAGCAATACCTTTATGTTCTAACCAACCTGAAGGTTTCTGTAATCCAGACCAAGAAACCACTCTAACTGCGTGGTCTTGTAAAGATTTTTTAAATGTTTTAGTGGACCATTCTAGTCCATCAACCCTGTTAAGGTTACCTGTTTTAAGTCTTGATGTTTCGTTAAGGAATGCTTTTGCTTTAGTGTCAGATATACCTGCACGTGCTTTTTCAACAACAGCAAAACGTGATGGCATAATTGCTCTATCACCTATAAATGGTGATTCAAGTGATGCGTCAACTGTACGATTCATTATACTTCTTAGACCAGCACTGCGTACTTTTAGGTCTTCGATAATGTTTTCGTACTTTAAACCTAGTTCTTTATCTTTTAATAGCATCTCATTAACGTCACCATTGTAACGTAAGTCTGCTACATATTGTAAATCGTGTTTTAAAAGTTTAGGTGATTTGGCTCTATCAATCATATCACTGATTGAGGCTGCTTCTTTTTCAACAAATGCTAATGCTTTTTCGTCCCCAAGCATTGCACGGAAAGCGTTTTCAGCAAGTGGTCTGGCTTTTAAACCATAGTTTGCTTCGTTAATATCACCGAATACACCTGCAACAAGTTCAGGGTTATTAGACATTTTAACAACAGGGTGTTTGTATAATCCTATAGCATCTGATTGTAAAGCGTAATCAATAAATGCTGATGCACCTTTTGTTGATGTTACTTTTTTTATACCTTGAATGTCACCTAGTGGTGCTTTAGGGCTAACAAGTTTAGCCTTAGCAAGTAAACCTGCTTCTGTTCCTACAACGAAAGGGTCAGCAAACCAGGAAACACCAAAGTCTCCTAGACCTGTTGCCCATTTACCTACGATTTCTTCGTCGAATGCTTTACGTCTTTGGTTTTCATCATAGATGTTAAAGTCTTTACGTCCACCTGTAGGTACATTTGCACCTAATGTTTCTGCTACATTAAATAATCTTCTTGGAATATTTAAAGGAGCAATGTCTGATGCACCAAATGCTGCTTGTGCTGGTGAAATTTTTTGTGCAGGTCCACGATATGTGGCTGCAATGTCTGATAATTGGAATCCGTCTTTAAATTCTGGGTTGTCTTTGTCAGTTAACAGTAAACCTGTTGATATTCCTGCGCCAACTTTTTGTTGTATCTCACCCATTTTTTCAAGGGCTGCACGTCTACGTGTGTTTTCTGGCGCAACGTATTCAAGGGTTTCGCCAACTAATGCTTTACCTTTTTCAATAACATTGTTATCAACCCAATTAGCCCAGTCTGAAACTAAACTCATTCAGTTGATTCCTTTGTTAAAATATTTATAATGTTTTGATGGTCATCTACACTTAACTCATCTATGTGTGCTAGTCCCCAGGCAAGACCTGCGTTATCAAAACCAAAAGCGTCAAGATAGTTTGAGAAGTTTACTGCCCATTGTGATACTTGGTCGGACATTACAAACTCCGTAAGTATTTTACAAATGTGCTAAGTGTTGCTGGTGCGCCTTCTTGGTTTGCAGCAGTTTCAATGATTGGTAAATAGTTTGTTAGTCTTTGTAAGTCTTGTTTACGTGGGCTTTCAGGTTGACCTGATGCAACGTTTAATCCAACTTCAGCAGGTCCAGGTCCTGCACCAAATGGCATACCAACTTCTGGTGCTTCGTTTGGTCTTTCAGTTGGTGACATTATTGATGCCATTTCTGGCATAGGTGTAAGTTTTGCTGACACTTTAGGTTTAACAGGTTTCGCTGCTTTACCTGCCATAGGTGCACCTCTTTGTTGGTCTAATGTTGCTTGACCTTCACCATATTTTCCACCAGCATAATAACGCATTGCTTGCTTTGAAGGATTCTGGTCTGTTCTTTTAGATTTGTTGCCAATACCTGATACAACTTCTTTAGCCATTTATTATCCTAATTGTGAAAGTAATTCTTGTAATCCTGCTGGGGGTTGTTGAGGTTGTCCTGTTTGAGGGGCTTCTGGGGCGGCAGCGACAGGAGCAGTAGGGACGGACGGCTCAACTGGTGCCATTGGAGGTACCCCAGAAGCAACTTGTGGGGCAGTTGAAGTAGGAGCAGGTGTTGGTGCAAATACTTTAGTTACTGCTTCTTCTATTTGCGTACCTTTTTGTCGCTCTTTTATTACTTCTGCCATTTTCATTGCAAGTTCTGAAGGGTCTTGTCCTTGTGCTACCATTTCTGGGATAGCATTTGCTAATCCAGCCATTGATGCGTTGAGATTATCTCTCATACGTTGAACATCTATTTGTTGTTGTTCACCTGTTACGTTCATTGACCAAGGAAGTTCGCGCATTACAAAATCTCTTGATATTAAATCTGCACCAAGTGCTTGTAGTGAGAAGATTAAAGCACGACTTGGGTCAAGTCCTGACATTAAACCGTAGCGTACTTGAATTGAGTAGTCGCCTTTAATGTCTCTACGTGAGTCATATTCTAATTCGTATTTTGCACCGTTAGATACGGTGTTAATTTTCTTTGGTCCTGCAAAAAGTTTTTCATCCATTTTGAAACATAATGACATTACGTCTTCAAATGTGTCTGTTAAAATTTGTTGACCAGTTTTAACTTGTGTATCGAATGCGCCAAGTAAGGCTTGTACACCTTGTCCTGTGATAATGGATGCGTCAATTGTTCCTGAACGTCCTTCAGGATAACGTGCACCCATACGCATTTCTTGTTGTAATAAGGCTGCTTCAGTGAACGCAGCAGGTGGGACTTCTAAGCCTACACGGCGAATGTTCTGCGGTTGAGCGGTCCTTAGCACAGCATCTGGACCAAAAGCGAACTCTTGTAAGTCGTTTGGTACAGCCAATGGTGCGTTGATAGATTTCTCTGCAGCGTCCATTGCTAACTGTGCAAATCTTGCGCGTGCTATTTGTACCCAAAGAACATCATCAAATTGACCACGTGGTTCACTGTCAATTCCTGGGCGCATTGCAACACGTACCATCACTTCACCCATTGGGTTTTCTGTGCTGGTTAAAACTAGGTTACCTCTAGTAGGTAAATATAAAAGGATAACGTTTTTGTCTTCATAGCGAATCATTTCTAATTCGGAATAAAGGTCAATTTCGTCTAGTTTGTATCCGTTAAGGATTTCTCTTTCAAATTCTGGGAACTCTACAATAAGTTCAGCAATTGTTTTAATGTATCTTTTTGTGAAAGATACTACACGATTATATCTGTCAAACTCTGGGTATGAACCTAGTGGGTTTTCTACACGGATACGTGGCAGGTTTGATTCTGTGTCTGCTTCAACAACTATTGGTAAGAAACCGTAGGTTCCGTACCAGTCAGCACCTGTGTACATTTGTGTTTGTAAACGTGCGTGTTGAATATAGTTATTTGCGATAAGAGTTTTTGTGTCAGCAAACTTTTTTGCACGGTCAGAGTTAAGTGTTGATGTGCAGTTAAATGATGGTAATGGTGCTAAGACCTCGCTGACGTCACGCGCGGCAACGTCAACGAAGTTTGCAATCATAGCCTTGGTTGCACCTTCAGGGAACATTTCTGGAAATACGTTAACAAGGTTACCCCTGCGTACTTCAAGAATGTCAGCCATACGTGCATCGCGTGATGCGTTGCGACGTTTTAATGCCTCAACTTTGGCTGCAATTCTTGTTATATTTGTTGACACTACTTACCTCTAAATTTTCTTTTTCTAGGTACATAATAATAGTTTAACGTACCATCAGGGTTAGTTCTGTTTTTACTTCTTTCGATTTTTTCGAAACCTTGTTTGATTATATCAGTGTTTCGTTTATCTACTTTTTTTTTGAAGGGTTATACTTCTCTGGAAATTTTCTTCTTAACGCTGAAGTTCTACCAATGTTTCTTTCAAGTTCTGATGTTGGTTGGCTTGCACGAGTTGTTCTTGCAGGTGCTTTAGAGTTACTTAAAACCTTTCCCATTTTATTAAGGGTTTGGTCAAGTTTCATTTTTCTTGCAGGTACAAGTTTACGAGCAGCAACAACGCCACCTTTGCGTGCTAGTCCTGCACCACCAGTCATTGAAGCAACTGTCACTACACCTTTAGCAACAGACTTTGCTTGTTTAGCAACGTATGCTTTCTTTTGTGCAGGGGTCATTGCTTTAAATTTTTTAGAATTAGCACTGATTGCTTTTTGTACATCAGCAGCCCCACCTTTACGGTTGTATGCTCTTGAGGTACCCATTGATTTCTTTTTATTATCTTTAGCCATTGTTACTCCTTATTGATAAAACATTTCTGATTGTTGTTCAGCAAACGCTTCATCTAAATCAACAATGAATCTGCTTGCTAATTGTTTCCTGCTAGCCCAACGTGAGGTCATATAGTTTGTGGTGGAACCTGAACGTTCAACCCATTCCCTTACAACAATCTCGCAGAACCATAAAGCCATAACCATATCAAATGGTTGACCTTTTCTCATATCTGGTTTCCAGACAATGAGTTGGTTAATTAAAGCCTTAACACCTTCACTATTGCTAGTTGAAGGTAAATCTATGAGGTTGGAGTTTCTAACGAATTTGTTTTCGTTAGACGTTCCAAACAACGGAGCCATCGATGCAATCCCAAAATCGACGTCCCATTTGTTGTTACCAGTGAAGTGCTCACGAAATACGATTCCACGAGAAGCAAGAAATTCACGTATCGCTTCGTCTTTCGTAAGGAATAACTGAAACGCATTTTTCTCCACTACAACAACGTTAGGTTGATATTTGATTGTCCACTCTTGAATTAAGTTTCGAATTTTTTCAGGGGTTGGTTCGGTCATATTAATGGCATCAAGGATGTAACGTTTTTTAGTTTCAACATCTACAGCCACTATAACGGCTGCTGTGGCACCAGACATTGCAGGGTCCATACCCATAACAATACGGAACGTGCCATCATCAGGGTGACCTGGTGAACCTAAACGTATAGGACCAACTTTACGCATCCCACTTATAGAACTTTGAACACATACAGGTGGGAATATGGAATCCTGTTCAACATCTTGTTGTTGGTATACCATAGCCCAAGTTTGGGGTGTGACTTCTGAGCGACGTTGGTAAAGCGCAGGACCATCCCACTTTGGATAGAGTCCATCAGAATCAGGTGTGGTGTCCTCGTCACCGTCCCAAGGACGGTCGCTTCGAGACCAGAGCGTCACCCAGTCGTCACTTTTGTCCGCAACCTCAAGAACTGCTGGCATAGCCAAATAGGTAAAAGGGGTTTTGCCCCCAGACCAATGTTCTGGATTGCGAAGTTCACGGTACAAGTCATTAGATGCAATGCGTGTACCAACAATAAGAAGTTTACCGTTTTTACCAAGACGAGTAATAACTTCTTGCTGCAACCACTTGATTTGCTTTTCCCATTCGTGGGCGTTAGCACCAGTGATACAGTCATCAAGAATAATTAAATCGGCGCGTGCACCATAAATTTGTCCACCCATACCAAGGGCTTGAATAGTTGGGTCTTTCTCGGAAGAGTCCCTAGCCTCAGCACCAAGATACACTGTGTCAGTGCGCCAAGTATCAGCATCTTCCTGCCAACCACCCTCAGGACCATACATTGCCTGAAGTTTCTGCCACCTAGGATGAGACAATCTTTGTTTGATAGCGTACACAAATTCGCGTGCCTTATACAAAGTCTTAGACACAATGATAATACGAACATTAGGATTAAGAGCAATCCTATATGTTGAGTAGTTAATGGTCACAGTGGTAGACTTGGCGTGCTCAGGGGGAATATTAATCAAAACCCTATTACGCGCAGCAGGCTCATACACCATAGAAGGATGAACCCAAGCAGGCTCCCCCTTTTCCAACAGGCTAATAAAATTCTCCTGATGGGGAAAAACCTTCATCTCCAAATACTGCTCAGAAAACTCTTTAAACGTTACATCAAACTTATCAGACGACTTCTTACCAGCCCGAACCTCATCCCTAGAAATACGAGCGTCATCCAAAAGTTCGCGAAATTTTTTATCAGTCTTAGTCCAATACTTCACCGTGTCAGGTTTAACCCCAGCCACCTTCGAAGCATCAGCCACAGTCATCCCAGACCCCAAAGCCTTAAGGAAATCGTCCTTCCTTTGGGCACTCAGTTCCCTAGTATGGTGCGCGTCCCCAGCCCTAGCCGACATATACAAAACCACCAATATAATATAATATAAGGAAATCGCAACAAGCGATTTCCATTAAACACTACCCCTTTCGCCACAGGCGTCAGGGCGAAAGCAATATAATAAAAACCCTTACACTATATCTAACCTGTTACCAAGCAAAAAGGTAACACATTTATACCAAAAAAGTCTATTGTTGCAGGTCAGACAGGGTCCAAACAACCACCAAAAGTTATAGATGAGATGAACAGGGCAGTGGTATTTGTTGTATTTAACACTCTGGGGTTTGTTTATTTACCTACTAGGACTAGGCATTACCTATTAATTAATCAAACAACTACAACTAACTAAGTAGTAATGGTTGTCTATCTGTTTATTAATATCGGCGCATTAGTTTAATTAATAATTAATCGTTAGGGCGTGACTTAGTTTCTATTAGAAACAGAATTAACTTATTGATTAATGAAAACTTAATTAAGTTTCTATTAGAAACAGATTAAAGAATTACGCGCTTTTAGTTGATGGAATTAATGAGGGCATTAGGTCGGGAATACCCCCCTATTGAATGGGGGAATGGTCATCTGGTACGCTCTTATTAGTCACACCCTTAATGGTTAAGAATGGTCTTAGGACTCGCACTCATTAGGCGTGAAACAGGACTCAATGAATTAAAACTCAATAGCGTTTATTGTGCCGTTCTTAGGAATTGTTTCTATTAGAAACAGTTTCTAAGAATGACCAAAAGGGTCATTCATTAACTCACTCGAAAGGTGAAAAAAATGAATACAACAGAAACACTAACCCACGAAAAAATAGTTAATGCTCTAAAAACAGTTAATGAAAATGAGCAGAAACTTAATCAACAGAAAACAGCACTTAAAACTCAAATTAAAGAATTACAAATGGGTTTTAGGAAAGTGCAAAAGTCTGTGGCGCAAAATCTGCCAGTGGTTTCTTTAATGGTTAATTCTGGAATTACTCAAGGAATTACCACTAATGGAAAACTCACTCAAGATAGTGGGGTTTCTAAAACTACGATTAGTAGATTCGATTGGATAGGTGCAACTCTTGCAAGAGTCGGAGTCACTAAAACAACAGAAAAACTAGCCGTTAAAACTCTTAATGAATTGTCTAAAAACAATTTAGGAAAGGGTCAATTAGAAACAGTTGAAAGTATTGAAGATTGGAAAAATCTACTCAATACACCTAAGGAACCTAAGGCTAAAAAATTAGACTTAGAAACAGTAAAGAATGCAATTTTAGAGGGTCAATTTAGCACCTCAGAATTGCAAGAATTAGGTGCAACAGTTTCTCTACAACTAAAAAACCAAGCACAATAAACACTAGAAAAAACCCTCGACCAAAAGTCGGGGGTTTTTTTTATGTCTGTTTCTATTAGAAACACGAACCAGCAGATACGCTTATTTTTTCCTGTTGTTGGTCGTTGTTGTTATTTTTTTCCTGTTGTTGTGCGTTGTTGTGTTTGTTGTTTTTGGGGCTATTGTTTTTGGGTTGAACCTGTGGTATACTTGTAGTATCAAGTGAGAGGTGGGACTATGGCTATTCCAACGAGTAAAGTTATTCGTACTCGCTCTATTGCCTTTGCTTCAAATCGGAGTAAGGCATTGAGGAACGAAGCGCACGCGACTAAACCAAAATGTGGTCGTGCTGTGCAATCTTATGACCCAGAAAAGTATCTTAATTTTTGGGTGAACAATCTTGTTTCTATTAGAAACGAGAATGATAATGACTAACGGAAATAAGTTAGTTGATATTCAACTTGTTTGGACTCGTGTTGATGAGTCCGAGCATTGGTATGAAAACTATCTAATGAAATGTCAGATGTGTGAGTGGCGTTTCATTGCTGAAAGTTTTGATGCTATTCGTTGTGAGGTTGAGGAACACCTTGAGGGGGTGCATAACTATGTGTGACAATAAATACTATGACAGGTATGAGGGTGAGATGGATAAACTTTTGCGTGAGATTGCGAACGAAGGTTCAGCCGACTCAATGGAAGTTGATACATTTATGAAGTCACTCGGACTTGACCCAAAGAAAAGTAAATGAGTGAGTTAAGTTGGCACGACTGGTATGGATATCCCAAACCAGAAACTAGGAAGGATGAGTATGGAAAGCAAGACGCTGGAGATGACGATAACTGATGACGGCTATCGTTATGTTGCTGGAATGTTGATTGCTAATGTTCTGGAGAATGTTAGAACACGCAAGGACTGGGCAATAGGTGACGCCACTGTTCTAGTTTTGGGTGCAATAAAGATTGCACGCAACCTACCAGAAGCAGAGTTTGACCTATTGATTTCGTCCCTTGAGGAAAGGTATAATGTATGAAAGACAATGAGCGCA